AAAGAGGCTGACAAATTAGGTAAACCAGATTTACCTAAAGAAACAGCAACACAAGAAACTGCAACTGTAAGTCCTGTTAACACAAATGTTAAAGCGGTGCCAACATTAGAAACACCACCTGAACAGGCACCAGTAACTAAAGTTATTAAAGAAGTTAATAACACTGAAACAATTATAAAAGAAATTCCATCTGAAGAAGATGAGGAAGAAGAAAGAAAGGTTTCAGATTACGCTAAAGCAGCTAAAGTTAGAAAAACAAGTTTATCAGACCTCATCACTAAAAAGATTGTTGAAGGCGGAAGTATTGGTTCTTCTATCAAAGCAGGTATTTCAGAAAAATCAAAAGCAAAAGTAACTGGCATTAAAGAAGCATTTGATCCATTGAACATTGCAAAAAAACTTACTGGTGGTCTTGGTGCAGCCATATTAGGTCGTGCAACTGGTAGAAAACAAGAAGACATTGAATATTTCTCAGGTGTGAAACCTAAAAAAGATACTGCAAGTAAAATTAAATCAACTGATAAAGCTGAAAATGTAACAAAAGGAAATAAATCAATTAGTAAAGCTCTTTACACCAAAGTGGCAGAAGGCCAAAAACAAAAAGTAATAAGAGGTGATAGTGTATCTAATGTGTTAAGTAAACTCTATAACTTAATGAAACAATACCATGATGAAGACATAACACGTTTAGAGTTAGAAAGAAAAAATAAAAAATTAAGAGAAGATGAACAACAACTTTGGCATGAAGAATTGATTGATGCTATTTTAGGTAAGAAAAAGAATAAAACACAATCAGCAAAAAAAGATGAAAAATCTGGTTTTAATCTTTTAGATTATTTGAAAACCGCTTTGAAAACAGCCTTTGAATTTATTATCAAGACAATTAAAAGCATATTCAAAGGCATACTTAAAGGCATAAAAAATATTATTAAAGCAACTGTTGGTGTGTTCAAAAAATTCATTGAAGGTCCAATAAAAGCACTAAAATCATTAGTGCTTGATGCATTTAAGAAACTAAAAAATTTTGTTGCGCCTATTATAAAATCTGCACGAGAAGCATTGGAGTTTATAGGTAAAAACTTTGCTAGTTTAGCACGAAAAGTGGGATTGACTTCATTAGCAGAAAAAGTAGAAAAGGCTATTACTAAAACGGAAGAAAAAGCAGTCGAAAAGATTGGTGCAGAAACTGCCGAAAAAGCTTTAGCTGAAACTACCGAGAAGGCTGGTGAAAAAGTTATAGAAAAATCTGTTGTAGAAGAAACTGAAAAGATTGCAGAAAAAACCGCAGGTAAAACATTACTTAAAAAGATACCATTTTTAGGTGCACTGGCAGGCTTGGCTTTTGGTACTCAACGTGCATTTGGCGGCGACCTTACTGGTGCTGCTTTGGAAGTTGCATCAGGAGTTGTAGGATCAGTTCCTGTTGTTGGAACTGCTGCCAGTCTAGGCATTGACGCCTATTTGGCTGCAAGAGACTTTGGAGTAGTTGGTGGAGAAAGTAAAGAAACACCAACTGCAACACCTGTGGCAACAGAACCTGAAACTAAAACTTATACTGAAGGTTCTAATGAAACACCACCTAAAACAGCACCAACACCAACAGCGACTGTAACACCTCCTGCACCAAATCAAACTGCAGCAACACAGGCAAGAACAGGTGTGGACTTATCTAATAAAGGTCAACGTCCTACAATGGTGAACGACCCTAGATTGAACATGGCTGCACCAACGCCACCACAATCTAATCCATTAACTGAAAAGGTTCAGAGTGTTATTAATAAAAATAATGAAATGAAACTTGAGCAGAGTATAACACCAAAAACTACGGTGATTGATAATTCAAAAAATATTACGGCAGGTGGTGGTTCTACAACAGAAACAATTACGACAAATGCTGTGCCTGTACGTAATGATGAAGACACATGGAATAAATTACAGAAATTGAATTATAGACCCATATAAAAAACCCCGCACTAGGCGGGGTCTAAACTTCTAAAAGGAGATTAAAGTTTATTCTTCAGCTAACTTAGCAAAATAAGCCAAGTCATCGTCATCTTCAGTTACAATTTCAGGTTCTGGTTCTGCTTTACGTGGCGCAGCCTTCAATGTTTCAACTGTTGTTTTTGCAACAGGTTCATCACCATTAAGACCAAGAACTTTTTCCAAACGTGTCTTCAAAGCATCATATGTTTTGAATTCTTTTTCGTCTGTCAATTCTTTCAAACTGAATTCTGATTTCCAAATTGCTTCTAACTTAGCGTCATCATCAAGCAATGGTGATGGTGATGCAAACTCAGACTTATCATAGTTTTGATAGCCTGCAACTTTAGTAATCTTCAATTTGAAGTTAGCACCAGACCACAAATCAAATGGGTTAAATGCTTGTTCATCTTCAAATGTTGGATTCATTACACCTGTAATCTTCTCAAAAATCTTAGCGCCAAACTTGAACAATTTAACTTGTCCTTCATTCTCTGGATGCTTAGGATCAGATACGATATACACATTAGCAATGTAACTTAGTTTACGTTTTTGTTTACGTACAACGTCTTTGTTGGCTTCAATGCCAGAGGTCCACAATTTGTTGTTGTGTTCACATACTGGACATTGCTGACTCTTAGTAGTCAGACACTTATCGATTAGCCAACCGCCAGGTCCCTGGAATCCATGTTCAAAGATTTTAACCCATGGCAATGAATCGTCACCATCTACAGCAGATGTAGGTAAAAAACGAATAGTAGCCATACCGTTACCAGCTTTGTCTACTTCGGGTCGCCAGAAATTATTGGATTTGTCAGAGCCTTCTGATGTGTTGAGTTGCTCAACTTTGGCTTTTAGTTTGTCGAGATTGCTTGAAGATTCTCGTTTGAGATTTGCGAATGATGTCATTTTATTTCCTTATTAAACGGAGTATTACGGAGTATTAACGGATTGTCCACTTTGTACATAATATAACCATATTTATACACTCAGGAGTGTACTCAAAATGGAGATGGTTGTCAAGGCATCTTTGTGAAGTATACCAGTACCACCTGCTTTATTCCACGCATCGATAACATGTTCAGTATCATCAATGAGTATGGAATTTTCATCTGCATATTGTGCCTTGAGAGAAGCACCAGGCACAAAAATTGCAGGATATGTAATGCCGTGTTTATCTAACCAAATTTGTTTTTGGCGTGATATAGAGGCATTACTTGAAGGCCTTGCTGTAGATGATAACATCTCAATAGGCACTTCAATTGTTTTAAGATAATTGAGTAAGTCATCAGCATCCGGCATTTTATTCAATGTAGCAAATGCATTAGCATTAATAAACTTATGAAACAGGTCACCAAATCTACGGCGACTTTCTGCTGATGCAGGTGATACATTAAACATTTCTTTGAACTTGGAATTAAAATCACAGATAACACCATCCATGTCCAAATAAACTTTAGTAAACTTATGCATGTTCTTTAACCAACTCTCTTAAAATGTTTTTGAATTTAACTTTGTCGTAATTGATAAATGGTGTATACTTTTCACACTTCAACCGCCAATTCGGCCAAATAATATCGTCACTTATCTTTCTATTCCACATAGGAAAGAAATTCATAATATCATTAAGTATCACCATTGTTTCAATTTGAATCGATCCTGACATAACCTCACGTAGAAGATTAGGATGTTGACCATCTATGACTGCCAACATTTGTTCAGGATCATCATCGCCTAAGAGACCTATTATATCATTTTCAAACACATATGTCAAGCTTTGGTTAACTTTTTTATGTTTTGTGTACCATTTTTCACCTTCTGCCGATAACATGTCGCCAATCCAGTTAGATTCGCCGTGAACCAAATTTGCTATAAAGAAATTCCTAAGTTCTTCTAATGTGTACTTACGGGATAATTTATAGAATTGATACTTGGACTTGTGCTTCATAAAAGTTTCTTTAGATACATTGGTTTTGCCATTGTACTTAAAGAAATCGTATGAAGTTGAGGTGAAGTGAGTCTTTAACGCATTATATAAGGCAAAGGCCGCAAAGCCTGTGTTCTCATTCATATAGGCAATTTAGAGTTTTTCTTGATTAAGTTAACTGCTTGTGCTTCTTCACGAATTCTAGCTTTAAGGTGAGATGAGATTAATGTTGCAGCAACCTCAATCTCTACACCAGTATCTTCACAATATTGAACAATGGTTTCCATACAAGGCAAATTGTAATCGTCAGCCATTTCTTCAATCTTCAAACTGAATTCACGTATCTCATCTTTAGTAGGCATTATTTTTTACCTAATGCATAGGCCATACAAACAGGTTTTGCATCTGTTTCATAGGCACATTTAACGGAGATAGGATCTACACCTTTTTGAATTGCAGCCTCAATGTTTCTTGCCATGTTGTTTCTATCGTTGATATTGTACATGATAGCACCAATGATGATAGAACAAATGATAAGAGTTCCACAAACTGTTGTTGTTAGTGAATTTTTTTCCATGTTATATAAACTCCTTGTTTCGGTCGATTCGGTCTCTTTTGGAACGGTAGAAAATATGGTTACCAATTTGCTTAACTTTTTCCATCCTTGTCCAACCAGGTTGGACGTAGGAGGCGTGGTAGTAGGTTGATCCATCAGTAACATCTTTCATTTTATCATAGTTAACAACCAGATTGGTTGCAAGTTCCAGAATCTCATTATATAATCTTTTATCATGTATTGTCAAGTCATTTTCGGTATATCTTTCACAATACCACGAAAATTGACACGTCCCATTGGTTTTTTGTTTAACCACGGAACATATGTCATCACCGTATCCAGATTGGACTCTGTTTACAGTTACAAACGCAACGGCCTTCCAACCCTCAACAGGTTCATGGGCAGCTTCAAAATAGATATTCTTTGCTAAACAAGTAATTTGCACTTTCGTTGGATTAGAAAGGTCATCATATGTTGTTTTGAATGGTAGAATATTACGAGTATCTACATTGATACAGGATAGTGCTACAATAATCACAGAAAAGAAT